GGTGATTTGCAAGTTGTTTCTTCCACACAGGAATTTAGCGGAATAACCACAAGTCAACAGAGAGAATCTATTGACATAAGTATAGACTTAAATAGTGAGGTGGATATAAATTGTACATTTGACTATGATCTTGTGAGAGAAAATTCTTTTTACATTGATAATGTTTTATCGTCAGATGAAATATTTTTTGATTCTAGAATTATACAAGATTATTCAGAATCGGTAGGAAATAGAGTTTTGCTCATAGATGATATAAGTGACCAATTTAATACTAGCTTACCATCAACTTTCGTAACCTCATTCAATATTTAAAGTAAAATGGCAACAAAAATAAGATCTCAAAAGTTATTTTTAAACGTATTGGATAATAGATTTGGTGATAGAAAGCAAATATCTATTCTTTCTTTATTAACTAATGGAAGTCAAATATTTTCCAATAATTATGCCAAAGTTTTTACTCAAGATGAGATTGGATCTTTTGATATTGTAAATTCTGGTGGAACAAATAACCTACAATTTTTTCCGATAGATGGAAGAATAAATGAGTACAATTATAGTTTTTTCTCATATGAAACAAAACAATTAATTACGGATACAGATTCTTATAATTTGGGCGATATTGTAAGTATTGGATCTTCAAATAAAACTTTTAGTTCTGGAAATCCACAAACAATTTCTCAAATCTCTACAGATTTTACATCATCGAAAATATTAGTAGAATTGTCTACATCAAATAATTTTTATGAGTATACAGAATTTAATATAGTAGTCAATTCTGATAATGAGATTTTATTAGCAGATTATGGAACAATTTGCTTTGATAATGATTCGTCAATTTCCGGTCTTGGCACATATGATGTTTATGTTTCTGGTTCTAAAATTAATTTAGACTTTTATCCCGACGATTCTTCTTTAGGAAATGTTTCCGCAAATGTAATTAATGTTTCATTTGCAAATACAAATTTCAGTCAAGAAGGATCATTAAATCTTAGATCTGGAAATATAGAGTCCAAAAAAACATCAATAATAGCAAGTCCATCACCTTCTCCAACCATAGTATCTTCTTATGACTCAAATTATCAATCTTCATATGTAGTAGCTCAAGTTACTGATTTAGATTCTGGAAATATTCAATTTTCGGAATTAATTGTAATAAATGATAGTGGAGAAACTTACTTTATAGAATATGGGAATGTAGAAACTCAAAATTCTTTAGGGTCATTTAGTACAAATTTATCATCAACTACAGACATTTTATTTACTCCAAATCCAAATACAAATGTAGAAGTTGTAATATATCAAAATAAGTTAACTTACTTCGAATTTACTAATTTTTCTCCATCTTTAAATTTAAAAAATGTAGAATTAAAAACGGGAGTTTCCGTATTTGGCAGTCAAGATAGGACTGAATTTGACTTAAAATATAAAGGAGATTTTATATTTGAAAAATTGTTTAATGGAAGTCTATCTTCAGTAGTTGATATAGATGAAAATTATATAACAATACCAAATCACTTTTTTGTTACCGGTGAACAAGTAAATTATAGATCTCAACAATTAGATCATGATTCTACAGACAATTCTATTGGTATAGCAAACACAGTTATAACTGGAGTTGGTTTAACCAATAAACTCTCTGGAGAACTTTATATTTACAAGGTTGATGAAACTAGAATTAAATTTGCATCATCTGCTCAAAATGCATTATCTGCACAACCAAATCTAATAGATATTACCTCAGTTGGTATAGGAATAACTCATTACATAACATCAACAAAACAAGATAGAAAATGTATAATAGCGATTGATAATGTAATACAATCTCCTATTTTAGTAAGTTCATCAACTTCAAGTATTTTACAAAATAATATAGACAATGGTTCAGATAATATTTTAATATTCTCTGGAATTTCATCATTTTCTTCTGGCAACTTAATTAAAATTGATGATGAAATACTAAAAATAAATTCTATAGGAATTGGAAATTCTGTTGACGTTGATAGAGGAGTTCTTGGCACTGGAATATCATCTCACCTATCAAATTCCATAATAAGAAAAGTTGAGGGAAATTATAATATAATTGGAAGTAAAATTTATTTTGCTTCTCCTCCATATGGAGAGACAAAAGGAGATCCAAATGAATTTGGAAGTGTAATTACAGAAAATACTATAAAATCTTCTTTTCATGGTAGAGTTTTTGTACGTTCAGGAATTCCTGATGGCAATTCTGAAACCTATGATAGAAATTATCTATTTGATGATATATCAAGTTCATTTAATGCTGTAAATAAAGATTTTGTTTTAAAGTCTAATCAACAAAATGTATTTGGAATTTCTACAGATAGATCTATAACATTAATTAATAATGTTTTACAAATTCCCGATGATGATTTCACTCTTACGGAAAATTTAGCGGGAACAGAAATAAGTTTTACAGGAACAGCAACATCAGTATCTTATGATCCAAATAATGCATCAGTTCCTAGAGGTGGAATACCAATTTCAATAGGATCAAGTAATGGACTTGGTTATCAACCTCTAGTCTCTGCTGGAGGAACTGCAATAGTCTCCATTTCAGGAACAATATCAGCAATAAGTATTGGAAATAGTGGTTCTGGGTATAGATCAGGAATACAAACAAATGTAAGAGTTGGTGTACAAACTTACAGTTCAGGTATTCCAAATATAGAATTTATAGGAAATGCTATTGTTTCCAATGGAAATATAGTTTCTGTGAATATTACTAATCCCGGATCTGGATATGACCAATCAAATCCACCAGATGTAGTTTTTGATTCACCACTTTCATATTCAGACATTCCACTAATTTATTCTCCAAGTTATTCTTCGGGTGTTGGAACTGAAGCAAAAATAGATATAGTTGTTGGGCAAGGATCTAGTGTCGTAAGTTTTGAAATAAAAAATTATGGTTACTCATATATTCCAGGAGAAATATTGACAGTAGAAACTGGAGGATCTACAGGAATACCTTTAGACCCATCAAAATCTTTTGAAGAGTTTTCTATAATAATTGATAAGGTTACAAAAGATAATTTTTCGGGTTGGTTTGTTGGAAACTTAAAATTATTGGACGATTTTAGTTTTAGATTTGATGGATCAAGAAAGACATTTACATTAAGGGATGATGGAAACATATTCTCCATTATCGCAAAAAAAGGTTCCAACATTGATGTAAAAGCAACTATCTTAGTGATTTTAAATGATGTGATACAAATTCCGGACGAAGCTTACATATTTAATGGTGGAAGTAATATAACATTTACCGAAGCACCAAAAGAAGGTGATGAATGTAAAATATTATTCTACAGAGGAACAGAAGGAATTGATGTTATTGATGTTGATATAGAAGAAACTATAAAGGTTGGAGATATTCTTAATATTGATAGTGAAGATTCTAATACAGATCAAAAAAATAGAATAGTTAATGTTATTACTTCACCAACTTCAGTAGACACTAATTTATATTCTTCTGTTGGAGTTTCTTCCGATTTAGATCTTTTAAGACCAATAACTTGGTGCAAACAAAGAAATGATATTAGAGTTAATAGCGCAGATGTAACAAAAGATAGAATAGAGTATGAACCAAAAATTAATCCTGTGGGCAATCTAATAAAAGGTGTTGGAATAGGAAGCACTATGATATTCGTAGATTCCTTAAAATCTTTCTTTGACTATAAAAATGAAAATGCTTCAGATTCTTACACAAATAAAATCGAAATTGTGGATGGAAAAGAAAACATTGTAGCAATTTCAACTGCTTTGGTTTCTTTTGCTGGTACAATATCATCGATAAACATAACTAACAATGGACTTGGATATGATTTCATACCCGAAGTATCAATTACAAGTCCAATAGGAATAGGATCTACAGGAAAGGCAACTGCAACAGCATCCGTTTCTTCTGGAGTTGTTACCTCAATACAAATAGTAAATCCTGGATTTGGTTATACAAATTCTTCTCCGCCACTTGTAATTATAGAATCTCCAAAGGTTAAGAAGGAACAGATTAATAATGTTACATATAGTGGAGATTATGGAATCATCACTGGAGTTTCTACTATTTCTGTTGGATATGCTCAAACTGGAATAGTATTTGATTTATTAATTCCAAGAGATTCACCACTTAGAAATTCGGCGTTTACGAACCCAATAGTAACTGAAAGTGGCATACAAGAATCGTATTATCTTAATGTTTTTAATACAAATATTGGAAATGGACTAGTTTCTTTAGATAGTAATGGATCCATCATAAGCGTTGGAACAAAATTTATGGACAACGTTTATCAAGTTGCTTCAGTTTCTATTGTGCCGGTCACTGGTGTGTATGGATATGAGAATTTTGTTACAGTAAATGTTGCAAGAGTTGTGGTTAGTGTTCAAGATTATAATCTTTTAAGTGATATGGGAAGCAATAGATTCTTTGGGGAATTTAGTTGGGGATTAATCGAAACAAACTCTAGACCACAGGATAGGGAATTTGTAGTTGGAACAAGTTATCAAAATTCTGGATTAACTACTGCACCAATTGTAAGGAGAACAAATCCTTTAAAATTTAATTCTTATACAATTATATAATAAATAGTTCTAAAATTTTAAGATAAATGTCAGCAATTATAACTGATCAATTTAGAATACTAAATTCTAGCAATTTAGTATCTTCTATTGGTTCTTCTTTATTTTCTTATTATAGTTTTGTTGGACTAACAAATGCTTCCGAATACAAATCAGATTGGGATTCTTCTCCCCAACCACCGATAGATTCTTTTGATTATCAAAATGATATTTGGGATACTATTATTGGATTGAAAAAAATTAATTCCGGTGATGTTAGGCAAGTAATTAGAAAAATTACTTGGACATCTGGAACTACTTATGACATGTATAGAAATGATGTAAGTAGGGATAAAAGATCAGTACCATCAAATCAGTCTAGCATTTATTCTGCAAATTATTATGTCGTAAATAGTGATTTTAATGTTTACATTTGTCTTTATAATGGAATAGATCCAGAAAATACGGAGGGTAGACCATCTTTAGACGAACCTACATTCACTGATCTTGAACCAAGATCAGCAGGTACTAGTGGAGATGGTTACATTTGGAAATACTTATACACAATAAAGCCTAGCGATGTTGTTAAGTTTGAGTCTTTAAATTATATACCAGTCCCTGCAGATTGGAATGATGATCAATATTCTTTGGTTAGAAATAATGCAGACACAAGTGGACAATTGAAGATTGTTACTGTAACAAATAGAGGTAGTGGGTTAACTCAAGGAACATATACTAATATTGATATAATTGGAGATGGAAGTGGTGCAAAGGCATCGGTCGTTGTTGGTGAAGATTCTACAGTAGAATCTGTAAATGTAACTTTAGGTGGATCTGGATATACTTTTGGAAAGTTAGACCTTGCTTCTGGAGGATTACTTTTAAATTCAGGTTCAGTTGCTCCAAAATTTAATGTAATAATTCCTCCTCCCGGAGGTCATGGAAAAGATATCTATAAAGAACTTGGATCTTACAATTTGTTGTTGTATTCGAGAATAGAAAATGATATTGAGAATCCAGATTTTGTTAGTGGAAATAAAGTTGCTAGAGTTGGGATAATAAAAAATCCAAAAAAATTCCAAACAAACGAATTGTTGTCTGATAGCATCGTAAGTGGTGTGTATGCATTAAAATTGACAGGAATTACAAATCCTAATGACTATCAAAATGCAACTTTTGCAGATAATGCAGAAATTATACAAACAATAGGTGCTGGTATTACTGCAGTCGGTAAGGTTGTATATTATGACAATAAAACTGGAGTGTTAAAATATTGGCAAGATAGATCTTTAGTTGGTTTTAATACTGGAACTTCAGATTTATCTACACAAATTCCAGCATATGGATATAAACTCAATAGGTTTACTTCATCACCAACTGTAGACGGATCTTTGGTTATCGAAGGTGGGAGTATAAATCTCCAAATAGATTCTAATTTTAATGGTATTACTACTACCATAAATAATACGACAACGTATAATCTAGGACAAAACTTTGATTCGGGTTTGTCAAATCCAGAAGTAGAAAAATATTCTGGAGAAATAATTTATATTGATAATAGACCATCTGTTATCAGATCTACGAATCAAAAAGAAGATATTAAGGTTATTTTACAATTTTAAGTAAAAAATCATGCCACAGGAAACTAACTTAAACGTATATCCATATTTTGACGATTATGGTGCGAAAGATTTTCATAAAGTATTGTTTAAACCAGGTTATCCTGTTCAAGCAAGAGAACTGACGACTTTGCAGTCAATACTGCAAAGTCAACTAGAAAGATTTGGATCTAGTATTTTTACCGATGGTTCTAGAGTTCTTGGTGGACAATTAACATATATCAACAATCTAGATTACGTAATATTAGAAGATCAATATTTTGGAGTTGATGTTGGAGTATATCTAAACTTTCTTATTGGTGAAGTAATTGTAGGCAGATCTACTGGAGTAAGGGCTGAAATACAATCTTTTATAAACAAAAGGGAATCGTATTTAAACAAGACTACAATATATGTAAAATATTTAAGTCCAGGCACAGATGACGCTAAAAGTGAAAAATTTATTGATGGAGAAGTATTAGAAGTAGAAAATAATGCTCCAAGTAATGGTGAAGGACCATTAATTGTCGATGGAGTACAAAGATTTTTAACTTCTGGAGAAGGGTTTGCTTTAACGACAGATGTAGATTCTACAGGAAATGCTTCGGCAGCTTCTATTGAATCTGGAGTATTTTTTGTTAGGGGATATTTTATAAAAGTTGGTTCATCTAGAATTCTTTTAGATCAATATAAAAATATTGGAAACTTTAAAATTGGTTTAAGAATAAGAGAATCTATAGTAAATTCAGATGAAGATTCTACTTTAAATGACAATTCTAACGGATTTTCCAATTTTGCAGCTCCTGGAGCGGACAGATTTATTGTATCTGCTAGTTTAGATAAAATAGATTTGAATGAAATTGAAACAAATGATTTTATCACAATAAGTGAAATAAGAGAAGGAGAAGAAATAACATCAAAGAATTTAACAAAGTATAGTGAATTAGCAACAGAATTTGCAAGAAGAACTTTTGATGAATCTGGAAATTACTACGTAAAATCTCCAAATCTTTCTATTAGAGAAACATTAAATAATTTAAAGGGAAATAATGGAGTTTTCTTAGAAGGAAGAGATACTTATAATGGAAATAAACCTAGTGAAGACTTGGGAACTTATATTATATCCCCAACAAAAGCTTATGTCATGGGGTATGAAATAAAGACTATAGGATCAACATACTTAGATTTTAAAAAACCAAGAACTACAAAAAGTTTACAAAATCAAAATATAAATTATTATACTGGACCAACATATACTCTCAATAGAGTTTATGGTTCTCCAAAAGTTGGATTCTCTACTTATTATGTAAGTTTGCATTTAGATAGAGTTGGTGCAAATCAAACGGAAAAATCAGGTAAAGAGATTGGACTTGCAAGAGTTTATGATTTTGCATTGGAATCCGGATCATACGATACATTAAATCCAGATTCCAATGAATGGGATATCGCTCTTTATGACATTCAAACTTACACAGAAATATCCTTAAATGAACCAATAACCTTAAGCACCCCAACTTATATTAAAGGAAATTCTAGTGGAGCAGTAGGATTTTTAAGATATGATGTTTCAAATTC